ACAGTCTCTTCGCCCGCAGCTCTGAAGTGCAAGGTTACAGTAGCGCCTGTAAGATCAGTCGCTGTATCCGTATCTTCGTCTGTGAAAGACAATCTTATCTGAGGGCCGGTATCACCTTGAACGTAGTTAAACGATGTAGCCATTATGCCCTCCACCTTCTGCCTTCGAAGTTCTGACTTCTAACGCGCATATTAACATGCCGATATTCACGCGCTTTCGCTTCGTCAGCTTCTTTAGCGAATAGTTGTTTGTAGTACATGGCAAGGTCAGGATTACTCCACTCTTTGCCCGGAACAGATGCGAGTAGCGATATAGCTCCGTAAGAAATGCAACGCCCGTGAGACTCAAAAATCCAATCCTCAACGCCTGTTGCCGTTAGTTTTGTTTTTAGTGCGCCCCAACCACGGAACGTGTACTTTCGATCGGGGGTTGGGTAAAACCGAATCGACGTGTCTTGGTAGATCGTGTAGTAAGACGGAGCGCCATTTGTCTCGAACTTAGTAGAGTCTAGGTGTCGATCCGTAACACGCGTCAACTGCCGCCCATCAATCACAACCTCGTAAACGTTTTCTAGGATTGCTTCGTTGCTGGGGATAAAGATAGGATACTCAGCAACGTTCCGAACCGCAAAGTCGTTTTCAATCTCAAAACGCCATACGCCGCTACGCTCCAAAAACTTAGAAGCCGACTCTTGCAAGTGCGACTCCATTACGATCTCAGGGCAACCGGGCAAGAACGGTTGTATGTAAGGGTAGAAACTGTCCCATGTAGTAGTCGCCATAACTTACCCCTCCGCCGGTGATGGAGCTACAGCAGCGTCGGTCTGCGTTTTAGCCCCTATGGACGCGGTGAACGACTGATACGCTGCGACGGCACGGGCTTCATTTGCCCCATACTCTGCGTCTTTTGAGTACGCTCTGTACAATATCCAGTCGGTAATCGGTGTTAGGTAGATGTCGTCCAACTTAATAACTTCTGTGTTGGACCCTGTCGGGTCTAAGTCAGACTCGCTAAGTGCGTGACGCCCCGGAACGTCGGCGTAGATAATCTCTAACTCTGCCGAAGTGGTTGCCGGAGGATAAACGTAAAATTCTTTCGGGTGACGCGGATCGTAGGTGTAGTGCTGTATATTAACAGTGCCTGTTTCGCTATGCCACGTGGGTTTTTGATCGTCGAGAACGCTGCGGGCAACGACGCGTACGACTTTTTTAGTTGAGCTTGATGCCAAGTTACGAGTGACATCAAGTAACCGCAGTGCGGAGGAAAATACAGTTGTAAGCTGCTGACGCGTACCCGCAGCGCAAGTAAATGTACCTGTCTTAGCGTTTGCATCAGGGCGTAGAAGAACAATGCTCATGTATGCTTCATTGAGCCAGTTCTGCAATTCTACACGAGGCCAACGAACGCCTGTATCTTGAAGAATTGCTTCTACGCGTTCGATAACCTCAACAACTTTAATTTCCGCTATCTTCCCAAGCCTCATTTACATCAGGCGTGCTTGGGTCATCGGCTTTTAGCGTTCCATCGGTATTACGCGCACGCTTACGCACCGCTGGTGCCTTTTTAGGGGCAGCTTTTTTAGCAGGCGTTTTGTGTTTTTCCGCCAGTTGGGCACCGGCTTCGTTTAGCTGAAACTCATCGTTTACGATTTCGGCAATCAGCACACGTTCTCCGTCAACCGTAACGCGGCCTTTGCCGCCTACGATTTCGCCGCCAAGCTGTTCAATAAGTTGGTAAACGTCCATAACGTTCCTCCTATCGCGATTGGGAGGGAGCGAACCCCCTCCCGTTAGCTATTAGCTCGCTGAGCCAACGATAGCTGTTACAAGAGCGTCGTTTTTGACAACCTTGCGGCCATAGACCGCTAGACCGCGAACGATGTCGCCGAAGTCTGTTTGGTTGCGTAGAGGCTCTGTTTTCGCGATTTGAGATGCGAACGACACGGCTGATTTGTGACCTGCGATCATTGTGCGGCGTGCTTTCGCGCTTGAAAGAGTCGCGCCTGTAGATGTTGCAGCCTGACCGTTAACAAGCGCCTTGCCTGCTTCACCTTTTGGTAGAAGGTTGGACACGTACACAGTGAAGCGGTCCAACTGGCCTATTTTACCTGTACGAACGATGCTTGACTGATCGCCTGTGAAGTACGCTTGCGCGATGTCTGTTTGCATCAGCAAGTTACGATCACGTGGAGTCATAATCAACCAACGGTCGCTTTCAGGAACGTTCTGTTCGTCCAATGCTGCTGACATAGCAAGAATTGTGTTTAGAACGTTTGCTGGTGTCGCTTGGTCTACTGGGGCTGTGTCTGTGCCCAAGTTGTACGCGCCTGATTTTGCGCCTGCTGTCGCACCTGCGTTTGCAGAAGCAGCACCTTCAGTAACAAACCACTGGAAGAAGCACTCGTTTTCGATTTCGATTTTAAGTTGCTTCGCAGCGTCGTCAGTGAACATGTTCATCAAGTCCATGTCCGCTTGGTGTGCAAGTACGTCGTTGACCTGAACGCTGAAGTACTTACCTTTGTTGATCTGCATGTCTTGGTAGATCGGTGTAGGTACTTCTGACGATAGAGTTGTGCCCGCGCCTGCATAATCATTGATTGTGATTGAAGGTGCAGTACGGATACGAATTGTATCGCCTTGGTTCTTGATTTCGCCTTCCCAATCAGTGTTGGCGATTTCAGTCATCATAGTGTTCGCGTAGAACTTAGCATTCAGCTTGTTAGACCACAGTTGTGGAATAAACGAACCGGAATACGATGGGGATGTGTCAAAGCTACCTGAGCTTACAACGGGGAATACAGCAGCCATTTTGGCCTCCTATTAGTTTCAGTTTGGTCAAGAAACTGCTGCTTATCGTTAGGCTTTTACGCGGCCTTCCAAATAGGCAGAAGTTATCTCAGCTTCAAGTTTTGATGCCTCCTCGAACTGCCCTTTAGTGTTCAGATTGCGAACCCTAGTCCAAGCTCCTGCGATTTCTCGCTCAGAGTATATTTTCTTCGACTGATCCGCCTTCTGCATACTTACAGAACGACTTGGCGAAACCTGCTTTTCAAGCTCAGCTTGGCGAGTGTCTTTGACTGGCTCAGGCGCTTCACTTAGGCTCTGCTTAAACAACTTCACATAATGTGCAACTGTTTCTGCGTCACCTGTGTTAAACGCGTTTTGCGCTACGTCACGACGCGGCCCGTTAAGCATGGGTTCATACTCATTAAGCCACTCCATCCAACGTTCATCGGCATCAATCTGGTCAAAATCTGGCACTAACTGGCGTAGCTTTTGCCCAAAATTCATTTCTCCGATCTGACTTCCGGTATTCTGCAACTGATCTTGCAGAGCCTTAATCAACTCTTCTTGCTTCTCAAATCGGTCCTCATATTCCTGAGCGACTTCAGTAGCAATGCGACGCTGGACGTCTAACAACTCGTCACCAAACTCTTCTCGATCGGCGTCGGTTACTAAACTAACTCGTTCCTTAGGTTTTTCTGCATCTGCTTTCTTCGCAGCGTCCTGCGCCTCTTTTAGCGCTTTCATCTGGTCGGTCAGCTCCCGAATCTGCTGGTGCAGTCTCGGTACTTCAGCGTCATACTTACCCTTTAAGGTTTTGTACTTCTGCTGAAACTCGTCCGCAGGGTCTTCCTTCGGAGACTCGTCAGTCGGCTTTACTTCTTCAAGTTTAGCTTCTTGTTTCGCAGGTTCTTCAGTTACTTCAACCTGAGTATCCTCAGCTTCTTGCTCTTCTGGAGCGTCGTCGCCTTGGGCTTTCAGCTGTTTCTCTAGTTCTTCTACTTCCGCAAGCTGTGCCTGCACTTGTTTCGGCAATGCCATTATCATCTCCTTAAAGCACCAACTCTGTTTTGCAGCGCCCGAAGTATGCTGCTCCCGTTATGGTGTGCTTCGGTTTAATACCTTGGCCGATTCTTCAACCGCCCTCAGTAGGTCTTCAAATGCCTCCACTCGCCCTTGCAACCGGTGGATTTGTACCATGTCGGTTGCGGATACAAGTTTAGACTTAGCCTCATCTGCTTGGTCTTGCAGCAGCTTTAGCAGAGCATCGTTTCCTAGCTCCTGTAGCCTATTAAGCGCTTTTGCTTGCTGCGAGTCAACAGAATTAAGGTTAATCATATGTTTATATCATACCCAATAGTGTGTCAACGAATCAAGTAAAGCCATTA